CAAATTTCCACTTACTGTTAATGTTACACCACTTGCGATAGAAAGGCTATGAAAACAACCAGAATTATCTCCAGATGCTATTTCTGTATTTGTATTTAGTTCTTGTTCATGTGTTCTAAAAATATCGCCTTTACCATTTGTAGTATCGCCTTGATTACCATTTTCACCTTGAAAAAACCCTGCACCACCTCCTGCTGAAACTTCGGCAGTGTCTGTAGTCTGGTTAAATGTGAATAAACTTATCCAAGCATCATTATCAGCATTTCTAATTTTTAAAATATTATTTGTTTCATCATACCAATATTGGTAAGGAAATTTTGTTGATGGCTCATTAGGTCCTACATTGTTATGAGCTATAGCTTGTAAAACATCATTAATATCCGACCTAGTATTTGGAAAAGTCTGGTTATCTATTACATAATCGTGTTGTTTTAATGTCATATTTACCTCTCTAAGCTGCTACTTCACCATAACCTTTAGCGACATAATCAAAAGTTCTACTAACTGCACTATCGCTACTATTATAAAAAGTAATCGTGAAACCACTAACACTTTTACTAGTTATAACATAATAATCACCACTTGTTAAGTTCTGTGCCGAAATACCAACACCTTGTAATGCTTTAAAGTTTGGAGAAAACGTAATTGCTTTTGCTCCTGCACCACTAACAATATCATTATCAGCTATAACTCTATCAGGCATATCAACTGTAACTGATAATGCACTTACACTAGGAGTAGCTTCACTATCAGTAGTTGTTAAAATTGCTCTAAATTTAAATGCTCTAGCTTTATAATCACCGACAAAAAACTTTCTAAAAGCAGTATATGTTGGACTAGCTGAAGCTGGATCATCTTCAGTTGTCGCTATTTGTAATTCCACATTTGTGTCACCAAATTCATTTGCATCACCATCAAATAATCCCTCACGATCGTCAAAATTACCTGTAGCATCATCAAATTGAACACCAAAATCAACTCTAGATACAGTAACATTTGCAGTTATTCTATTAGTATATACTGCTCCTACATCAATATAATTATCAAATTCATATGTGCCACTAGCTGAAACTGTACCACCACCACCATCAAATAAACCACCAGTATTATCAAAATTACCAGCAGCAGCATCAAATAATACACTAGTGCCTAATCTTAAATTATTATCAACAACTACAACATTTGTTTTTGTACCTGAGAAAGTTGGATTTTGTGTTGATGTTGCAACTAAATTTAAATCTTTTATATTCTCAATAATTGCTACTGAAGATGTTGCATCTAAACTTTCATTACCTAATTTATCAACTGCCTTAATAAAATATGTTCCTGTCATTGCAGGAACTACAGCAGTATTTGCAGGTCTTGATACTTTGTTTATTAAATCAACTGAATTAGCATATGTTGCACTTGCACTAGTATCTCTTGAGTGTCTTATTCTATAATGGGATAAATCTAAATCACCAACTGGTGTCCACGATAAATGCGCTTCTGTATTTATTATATTTATTGAAAAGTTTGTAACTGTTTCTGGTGGCGCAGTTTTACCTATTACCTGATGTTGTGTTGTTACAAAATCTGATTTTCCAAATCTTGTAATTGCTCTTGCTCTAACATCATAAATAGCATCATCTTCAACATTAACTAACTCAAATAGATTAGCACTTGATTTACCTAAATTTATAAAATTAGTGCTTGTTGTTTTTTTGGCTTGTACTTCAAAATCTATAATTCTTGCGCTAGATGTATTAACAGTAACAAGTAAAACTGAAATTGCTTCTTCATTTAAAACTCTTAATTCATCTGTAACTGTCATTGTTGGTTCTGGAACTACAAATGGATCTAATAAAGTTGTATTATCTAATGTAAATACTTTTTCATCATCTACTGGTATCCAATCATAAGCTGCTGAATTTATTTCTCTAAAGGTTAAATCAATTGTCAAATTAGGATTATCTCCATCAAAATTTATAGATAAACCCCATTCTGCCACTTCAAATGTTTTAGCACTAAAACCAAAGCGAGTATTATTTATATTTACAACATCACCAATATCTAACTGGAATGCTTTTAATGAAGCATTCATAGTCATTGATATTTTTTGTCTATTTCTAAATAAAGCAATTTTTGCTAATCTTTGTGCCATACTTGATGAAGTTGTAAATGGTAAATCAAAATCTAAAAATACACGATCTCCACCATCTTCAGTTTCAAATGTTGATGATGTAAACGCTGGATAATCAGCAGCTATATAATTATTTGTTGGAGATACAAATACACCTTTTACTCCATTAAAATTATCTCTTCTTGATCGATTTGTTTGTAATCCAATTGCACCTCTAATATCATTTTCATCAAGTGTTAATGTAGGTGAAACATATTTGGCTGCTTTAACTTTAAAGTTTCCATTAGAATAAGTAACAATGCCACCCATAGATGTAAGTAAATTTTCTAATGTTTGTTTTGGTGTAGCATTACTTTCAAAAGTACCATTTAAAGTATATTTAGTTTCAGTTCCACCAGCATTTAATGATACAGTTTCATCACATATATTTGCAGCAGTTGTAAAAGATGTATCATCAATTTCATCTGAACTTGCGCCAAAACCATATTTATTATCTGTTAAATAATCTCTAATGCATAATGCAGGATTAGTTGAATATGCAGTTGTAGATGTTCTAGGATCAAACACTTTTTTGCCTTGAACAATAGCTGATATATTTGGCATTCCATTAGGAAATGCATCTGCATCAAATTCTAATCTAGCATAAATATAAGCTATGCCACTAAGTTTGTGTTGATCTGTCCATTTATTACTTTCTGAAATTAATGTGGCATCTGCACTTTGGCTTGTACTTCCTAAATGTTTTTTAATTCTAACTAGATTAGCATATTGTGATGGTGCAGTTACATTGCCATTACCATCTAAGGTTAATGCCTTATCATTTAAATATATAGTTCCTATTTGATTAACTTCGTGTGTTGCTAACAAAATCACCAAATGCAAATATTTATCTTCATCTGTAGTTTCAGCAAATCCTAAAACACCTGATACTCTAGTTTCTCCATAAATTATTCTTCTAGGAACAGTTGGTTGTTTTATCAATTGTGTTCTATTTTGCGATTGACTAGAAAAATCAGCAAAAGATGGTAATTTTGGTTTAGGTGTTAATGTTGAAATGGTTGCTGTTAAAGCTGCTTGAATTGCAACTCTTGTTGCTAGTGCTTTTAACGTAAAAGGTGCTGCACCGGGTACTAAAAAAGTAGCAGCAGCTAATACAATATTAGTTGGATTAGTTAATGCTTTGGTAAAACTTTTAAAAAAACTACCTAATCCCATTATCTACCCCAAGTAATTTCCTTATCTTGTAAATCAGCAATAAATTCCAAACCTTTATCATTTGGAAAATCTATTTTTTGATCTTCAGAAGTATATCTTCTTTCTCTTGATCTATCTAAATCAATTAATCTACTTTCAGCAGTAATGTTTATATTTGCTGTTTCACCACTATCTTCAATTCCCATTAAATCCATTCTACCACTAAATAAAATATAAGGATCTGCAACAACTGCATTAGAACTATCTAAAACACCTAAATATAATTTACATGATCTACCTTGATATGTTTCATTTAATGCGCTTGATATTAAATCAGATGGAACACCTGATAAAGCAATATCAATTCCATTAGCTTGAACTTCAGCATTTTCTTTTATAGGTGAAACACTTAAAAAATCACCTGCGCCAACATATGTTGTACCACCAAATTCTAAATTTCCATAACCTGTCCAAGCTGTAAAATTGCCACCATCAAAATCTAAATCTATTGCAAAAAAAGGTTTAACACTATCGCTTTCAAAAATAGTATTAACTGAACTTGTAACACTTCTACTCATATCGCTTCTACTGCTCCAAATGTCATTGAATAGAAACTATCCTGACTAATAGACCATTGATGTGTCGGTGTATTCAATCTAAACAAACCTTTTGCATTAGAAACAACTACAGTTGCATCATCGCCCGGTGATGATCTCAAATCAGGATAAATAGTCAATGCAACCTCACCAGATGAATTACTATCTGCATCATCTAACACTTTATATAATCTTGAATTTGTGCCTGTACCTAATTGAATATAATCACCTGCTTTTAAATATCCTGTAGCACTAGCTGGTGCGCCATCTATATTTAAAGTATCACCAGTTTGAGATGCACCATTTACTACAGGTGTTCCCGGTGCAGTTGATGCACTTCCTCTAGGAGTAGATGCATTTGGATCGCCTAATAAAAATGTACCAAATTGACCATATAATTTAAGAAAAAAACTATTCCATTGTTCAGCATCATCTCGCTTCATTGGTGCTAAAGTTACATCAGCTTCAAATCTTTCACCTTGATTTCTAAAAACTTGTGTTTGATATGTAAATGGAGAAACTGTTAAACCTGTAGAACTTCTAGCAATAAAATTTACAGATGCTATTCCAGAAACAGATGGTAATGATAAAGGATATGTTATTGCCATAATTTAAACTCCGAATGCTGACGAAAATTGTCCACCTCTCCTTTTAGCATCTAAAACTGCGCCTTTAGCTGCTTCTGATATTTGTGGCAACATATTTAAAACTTCTGCTCTTACTGTTTGAGATACACCTGTGGATAAGTTTATTGTTTGGTTTATAACTACTGGTTGTGTTCCACCTTTTGCTAATTGATCGTTTGGAATTATTGTACCACTTCTACCGGGAACAAATAACTCTGCACCTCTTTCACCAACCATATATGGTTTACCACCAACTACTTGACCACCATTTGCTCTAGCACCAAATAAAGCATCTGCAATAGGTTGAACGATTTGTCTTTGTATTCCTATTCTAACAATATCAGCAATAATGCTTCTTGCCATATCCTTAAAGGCATCTTTAACTGATTGAGTTTGCATAACTATATTTACAAGAGCATCTTCTAAACTTTTTAATCCTCTTGTCGCAACATCTTTAGATATTTCTTTTAAAGTCTTAACATTATCCCCATATTCTTTAACACCTTTAGATAATCCCTCAATAATTTGTTGCATTGTTGTCATTGCTTCAACAGATTTTTTTGTATTTGTTGCAACATCTTTTTGTGCAGTACCAACTTTTCTTATGATTTCATCCATAACTTTGAAATCAATGTTTATTTCTTTTATTTTTTCAAAAGATTTAAACATTCTTCTTCCAAATACAGCAAACTCTCCAACACTGTTAATTATTTTTATCATGCCATTGAAAAAAGATTGGAAAGCAACAATAACTTGTTTTATTGCTTCTAAAAATTCACCTGATAAAGTTCTGCCAAAAGCACTAACATTATCATTAGACCCTTTTATACTATCTAATATTTTATCTTTTAATATCGTGGCTAAATGTTCTAATGCTGGTGCTAAAGCTGATACAATTTGATCTCTTACACCTTTAAACAATGTAAATAATTTTGTAACAGCATCATTAGCTTTTTCAACACCTTGTACTGCTGATCCTGATAATAAAATACCTAAACTATCTGCTTCTTCAAATAATCCTTTTAATTCATTGCTACCTTGTTTAAGAATATTGACAAAAGCAACACCCTCACTATCAAAAAGTTTAAATGCTAATCTAACCTTATCGGCTTCTGTTTTTACTTCTCCAAATCTATCTGCTAAAACTAGCATTTGTTCTTGAAGTGTTAGATTTTGTAATTGTTCTGCATCAATATTTAATTCTTTAAGTGCATTTTGTGCTTCACCAGTTCCAATAGCTGCTTCTGATAATCTTCTAGTAAATCTTTGAACTGCCATATCTGTAGTTCTAATTTCTACTCCAGATATTTTAGCAGCAAATCGTAATGCTCCTAGTTCTTCAGTTGTTACACCTAATTTACTTGCAGTTTTACCTAATGTATCAATACTTTGTAATGATGACCTAATTAATAAACCAAAACCACCTACACCAGCTAAACCAACTAATGCAGTTTTAACATTTAATACTAAACCACCAATTTTTCCCAATCCCTTGCTAACAGCAGAAAATGCACGTCTAGTTTTATCAAATGCAGTTAAGGTGATTTTAAGATTTTGATTTGCCATTTTCTATTACCTTGAAATATGCCATCCATTCATTGATATCTGATAAAGTTAAATGTTCAACTTCATCAACTGTTTTGTGTAAGCGATCTGCCAAAGCTATTAGATTAAACCTTAACAAATCGCTTTTTAGTTTTTTTCATGTTCTTCAACACTAAGTGTTTCACCAAACATTTTACCAGCAAGTGTTGCAACTATGTCAACCTTTTGTCGTCTAAAAAATGGTTTATCAGCAATTGTAAATGCCTTTTCACCATCTTCTGTTTCTGCTTTTAAAATTATTAGATCAATCATTGCTTCCATAGTTAGATCATTTAAAAAGTTTTTATGTAATCTTTGTAACTTAGAAACATCACCAGCAGTTACAGATGTTGAATATAAAACCAATGGATTATCATCATCACCCCACTCAGGTATTTCAATTGCTTTTCTATCTAATTTAGTTCTAGCAGAAATCTCTTCAGCTAAAGACATATATCACCTATACAGTTGTTCTTGTTAAACCACCAGAGCCTTGAAAACTTAACTCGCTTTCAACAATTCCATCAAAAGATGAGTTGACAGTTAAACCAGTTACAAATGCAGTTCCACTAAAATATGTGTCACCTGATGTTGCTCCCTCTGGATATACTTCCAAAGTAATAGAACTTCCAACAGTTGCAGCACTTTGACCACTATCTGTTTCGTCAAAATTGACTGTAGCTGTTCCTGTAAATTGAGTTAATCCAAGTAGATATGATCTTGAACTATCTCCCATTTTGGTTTTCTCAATAACTTCAGCAGTTTCTTCAATGCTGAAACTTTTGATCTCACCTAGAGTATTAGAACCAATTTTAATAGTTCCCTCTGATCCTGCATGTGTTGGCATAGTTATTTCTCCTTTTAAATTGCAGTTTCCACATCATTTTCTTTAGCTCTATAAAGAGCTTCGATTGTAAATCTTCCTATTGCGATAGGTTGCTCACCATCACCACTATAATCAGATTCAAAAGATGTTATTTTGCTATCTTTTACAAGATCATTCAAAGTAACATCACCAGCCAAGGCTTCTTCTACCTCAACTGCAATGGTATCTAAAGTATTGTCATAGTTACTAGTAGCTTTGACATATGCTTCAACACCAATCTCTAATGTCCTAGTTATTGATCTAGGAATATTTATTGTATCATACTCTGTTGTTTCACTCTTTGTAAAAATACATAATCCCGGTAATTTACCACTTTCTAAAGGATATATTCTTGATCTAAAAACATTTGAACCTGTAGTGCTTAATCCTGTTAAATCAGTAACAACTCTATCTCTTATTTGTTGTCTTAAATGTGCCATTATACGACCTCTAAGATTAGAGTTGTCATTCCTGTACCATCATCTTGAACAATTCTAATAAGATAATTAACTCCACTTATTGTTATTGCATCTCCCTCAGTTGCAGAAGATACATCAGAAGTTCTGCATAAAAATCTTGGTTGTTGTACTGCTACACCAACATTTCCACCAGCATCAACTTCAATAAATTCATTATCAAATATACCATTTATAGTAACTGCTGAACCACCTTGTACTGTATAACTAGCTGCAGTACCAAAGTCATCAATGTCTACAAATATTGCACGATCATCAGCAGTTTCTACTGGCATTATTCATCCTCTGGTGTTTCTAATTTTTTTATTGATTTATTAGATAATTTTTTTGCTTTTTTGGCTTCTGCCTTTTCAGCAAATCCTCTAGCAATTAATTTTTCTGCAATGTTATCATCAATATCATGTTCATCACCTTTAAACATGTTTCCTTGAGTGCCTGTATAACATTTTTCTAAAATTTTAATTTTCATAATACCTCACAATATTAAAATGGGAGTAGTAAGAAAGGAAACTACTCCCAATTATTATGCTAATTAAGCAGTTGATACTTCGTTTGTTATTGCAAACGATACTGCATTTCTAACTGCAACGTCAACTTCCTGATGGATGCTGATCCTTACAGTTCCTGCAAGTTGACCTGTATATGGGTTAACTTGAATTGATGGTGCGCCAAATAGACCTATCATCAATTGTGAGAAATCACCAAAGATCATTGCACTACCATCTGTTCCACCATCACCCGGATTTAGATTTGATGGTACATTTGATGAAAATGCTATTGGATAACCATAAAGGCTATTCCAAGGATCATTCAATAACATCACACTATCAGTTGAAGAAACTTTTACAGTGTTTGCCATTTTGCTCTTTACTTTTGAGTTTGTTAAGAAACCTAAAGCATTTGCATTTACAACACCATTATCTTCTTCGACTAACTTAACAAGGTCTGTTATGTCTGCCCAAGTTAAAGCTGCAACATCTGTACCTGCAGAAATATCTAAATCATTAACACCTGATGTGTTTAATATTCCTGTTGGGTTTCCAGATGATCCACTTCCGTTGATTGCTGCTAATTCAATCGCATCTGCAACTGATCTAAGTAGATCGTCTTGAACTACTTGCTCGATAGCTGGAACACTCTCTAACATTAACAATCTAGAAATATCTGCATATGCGCCTAATGTTCTAGGTTGTAGTGTTACACTATCATCAGTTTGTGATTGATCTGCAACATCACCAGCTTCCTCAACAAATGCTGCTGTTGCACCAGTTGAGATTTTTGGCATTCTTACACGATTGGTTAGACCCGGGATGTAAGTTGTGCCTAGTCCTGATAACACTTGTCTTGCTCTAAGTGCTTCGATGAACATATCTGGTCGTTGAATTGTAGGAACAAAGTTATCTGTTACTGCTTCACCAGAGATTGCACCTGTTGCTGCAGTAGTCATAACACCTGATCTTTGACCCCAAGCGAAACCGGGAACATAAAAACCTTGTGGATCTTTACCTGTTCTCTTTGCGATTTCATCAGATAACTCGTGTTCAAAACTAGCATCTGTTCTTTTGCCTGTAATTTGAGATCGGATCATTCTGCCTAAAGAATATTCTCTTTTCTCTTTTACAGGAGCATCAATAACTTCTGCTGGTGTTTCTAGTGGCTTGTCATTACCGATAACGTCTAATAACTCACCTCTGAATTGCTCGATAGAAACTCCTCTACCTAATGCTTCTTCACCTAGATCAGCTTTATTGTGCTTTCTTGCCAAAGTCATAATGTCTTTAGCATTTTTGGATGCAGCTCTTTGAGCATCAGCTTCAATTTTTGCTACATCAATATCATTATTTTCTGACATATTATCATCTCCTTTTATCAGAATGGTTGATTTTAATGTTTCAGAAGTTGATCGCCCAACACCCACAAGATTTGACTGATCTGCTGGTATCGATACAATAGAAACTTCCATTGGTGTAGTCATCACTCTAACAATATCTTCTTCATCATCTTCGTCCTTACTACGTTCTAATTTGCCATCTACACGATAGCCGACTGAAGTATTCTGGCGAATACCATCAGTCACATCATTGAACACTTCAGAAGCTAATTCACTTTTTCCAAAGCGAACTAATGCTCGTAAACGACCAGCATTTTCATCAAGTTCAACTGATTCCACAACTCCAATCTGCCTTTCTAGATCGTGATCTAGTAATAAAGGCGCACGACCAGAGTTTAAAAATTTTAAATCCATATGTTCTGCCTTATGTGACATAACTTCCATTCCGAAATCCCTTTTTACTGGTTCTTCAGAAGATACACCAACTCTAACAGTTCTATTTTCTTCATTAATCATTTCTTTATCGAAATGGTATGATCTGAAATCTAGATCTTCTTTCTTATATTCAAATCTTTCTTCCATATCTTTATCGTGATCCCCAACCTTTTCTTCTTCTTCGTGACCACCATTCATTTCCATTTCTTCTTCTTCGTGATGTTTTGCAAAAACAATTGTTACATTTTCATCTGTTTCTTGAACATCAACAATGTGTCTTTTATCCATTTTAGAACCTCTTTCGTTGCTATTATTGAATTTATCATAAATTTCCATATTTGTTAAGATATCAACATTTCTTTCATCTTCAGTTTTCATTGGATGACCATCTGGTAATAAATCAGTGTCATGTTTCCCACTTCTAAATCTTCCATTCCTTACTGCATAAAGGAAACTGTTAACTCTAGCCATTGCCCATTGTTCTTCTGAAGTAACTGATGGTCTAACAGATTGTGGATTTGTATTATATGCACCTATCCCTCTTTTATAAACTTTAGCTAACATCCCTAAAGTAACTCTTTTAGATTTAGCTGTATGTTCTTCATTATGTTCTTTAACTTTGTTTTCTAAAGCAGTAATTGTTTTGTCTGGAAATTCATCCTCAATTGCTCTATTGGCTTCTTCATCTATCTTATCAAGTTGTCTATCTTTATTTCTTGCCCAACTTTGACCAACATCACCACCCCATAATGCCCAAGCAATTCTTCCAGCACTAGGATAACCATCTTCTCCCGGTGAAAAACCATCTGCTTCTTTATCTACTTCATGCCTTGCAAAAAAACTATGCATACGTCTTACAGTATCAGCAGAAAGTTCTTGTTCATTGACTAATTGCCTTGCTCTTGCAACTCCAACTCTAGTTCCACCTCTTCCATATTCTTCTCGCCAATCTAAACCTCTTTGTGCTTCTTCTGCCATAGCTTTAGTTGGTGTTAAATCTATATCTTCACCTTTATACTTCGCCATCATCATCTCCACTAGTAATTTCTGGTTCAGCAGGGAATTTTTGACCAAATGGTTCAAATGCCATACTTAAACCATTTTGTTCAGCAATTTCTTTATCTCTATTGATTTGACTAAATGTTTCTTCAACATCACGACCATAATGTGCTGCAACATCTTGATGCGATAAAATACCATTTTGTAAACCAACAACAGATGCATTTATTTCTTTAAGTGGATCGATCCAATTCCAACCTCTACCTCTAAAAGTAATATTGTCATTAAATTTATCAAATTTACTTGATGGTATAGGTATTGACCCAAAATCCATTGATGACATTAACCAAGTTTGAAAAATCGGCTCAATAAAGTGTTGGATCATAAATTGTTGTAATGATCTATAACCATCTCTTTCATCTAATGCGCCTTGCCTAATAGAACTATAATTAACAGATGATAAATCATTTGATAAAGCTGCATAAGAAACATTTAAACCACTAGATATTCCTCTTAAAATTGCAGTTTCAAATTCACCGAATGAAGTATTAGGTCTATCAGGATCAAACATTTTTATATCATACCCAGCAGGTAATTGATGAAATGATCCCGGTTCGACATCAATTATTGGTTGGAATGTGTCGTGAACATCATCACCTTGAAAATCATCAGAATGTGGTGTTGTCAACATTCCCATTTTTGATGCACTTATTCTAGCTGCTATTATTTCAGCTTCACGATATGCACCTAACATTTTCATTGAAGAAATTACAGATGCCATAAATGGTTCACCTCTAGTCTGATATGTCCTAGATGGCATAAAAATATGGATCATTTCTTCGGCTGGTACTCTTACATGTTTTTGAGATACCATTCTTGAATAATGTTTATCACCCGGATGAGTTGTCAAAACATGATATGCTACAGGTTTATGGAATTTGTCTAACTCAACTCCCATTCTAACTTGATTGCCATTTTCTAAAACTTCATTCTTTTTTTCATCGACCATATCAGGTTCGATTAGCTGAATAGCAAAATTATCTTTATATCTTCTTCCTGATAATTTTTTTATGAAAACTTCACCATCCCTTACTAAAGTTTCAATCACATATTTTTGACAATCTAACCAAGTTAAGCGACCATCTACTGTTGGATTGCCTAATCGACCCCAACTCTTCCAAGCATTTTCTATAATTGTGTTACCGGGTGCATCTAATTTACCATCATCATTTCTAGCTTTTACTTGAAGATGAAAACCTTTTTCACCAACAATATTTGTTTTCATTAAGTTTATATATCTTTTAGCAAATTCATTATCTCTAACTAATTCTCTTGATCTATTTCTTAAAACTTCAAGTGTATATCTTAGTTCACTATCTGCACTAAAAGAGGATTGAACAAAATCACCAAATAATCTACCACCTCTTGCACCAGCATAAGTTCTTTTTTTTATTTTTTTTGGTTCTTCTTTTTTTCTGAAGAAATCAATTAATCCCATATTAAAATCTCGCTACGATAGTTGCACCAGTTGGTTTATTATGCTTAATTCTTTCTTTTCTATTATGCATTGTAAGTTCTTTTTTATAATAATTTCGCCATTCAACTAATTCATTTGGTGACATTTTAGATAATGATCTACCATTTATTGAATAGCTTAATACATCTGCATCTGCTCTACCTTGTAAAACAGTTTCAATTTTATCTAACATAATTTCATAATGTTCTCTAGGATCTGCATTGTTGTCATCTAGATCAACTTTAATATCCCATTCACCAGTATTTAAAACAATTCGATTAGATGATGATGTTTCTACAACCTCTAACTGCCAGTGGTAATGACCAGCAGTATAAGCAGCACTTACTGCTGAAGTAATAGTAAATAGATAATCATCATCTATAGTGGTGGAACTTATCTTAATCTCATTAGCACCACCACCACGAATTCTTGCGACATATTCCATAGTATGAGTAGTATTCGGATAATCGGTGGAGTGTTCATTAATTCGCCATTGAACAAAATCTCCAACAACAAATTCTAAAGGTTCATCAGTTGGAGCATTTGCAGAATTAAAGAGATTTGCCACGACATATTCCTTATAAAAAATTGTACGTTTTCTTGGTCTTTTACATTGTCAACAAAATTATACCAAAAAAAACGTCTTTTTGCTACACCTTGTTTATCTCCAATTGTTTATAAAGTTTCTCCCACTAATATTTTGAGGTCTATTCGGTCTTACTTTTGCCTTATTTTCAACATTGTCTTTTTCTCTTGCAACTCTTTCACTAATTACATTTAAATTTAAATTTAATATTGACAATGCTCCAATAGCATAAACACGACAATCTAATGCTTCGTTTCTAGTTCTTGTTTTTACAAATTCTCTTCTCGGAAAACCTTTATGAAATTTTGTAACAATCTTTTCACTTGATGCTAATTGTTTAAAATATTCATCTGATCTATTATCTGGAAAATGACAATAACCAGCACCAATCTCTGATATTTTCAATCTTGAAAAAATTAATTCTTTTATATTATCAACACCTAAAGTAAATAATCTAATCTTACCAATATTGTTTCTAGTAGGTCTAGACACAATCGCTCTACTTTCACCAGCCATACCTTTTATGGCAAAAATTCTTCTGCCCTCTCTAGGTCTAACAAAATTGTAAACTGCTTGTGTATAATGTCCACCACTATCAATGCAACATGATCTAATTTGTAATTGCCGACCATCTTCAGTTTCATAAATATTTTTTAAAATATTTTCTAAATCATTCCATAAATGAGGTGTAGATGGATCACCATATAGAGTTCTGTAATCGACACTCCAACTTTCTTCATCTTTACCCCAACCAACAACCTCTAATTCTAATCGATCATCTTGCACGTCAACACCACAAGTTAATATCATTATATTTTTATCTAATTTATCTCCAAATGGTTCTGCTCTTTCTGCAACTGCATAATCATCAACTCTTTCTCCCTGATCTTCCCAAGTTTCAGCTAAATAAACATTTGTCCAAACTCGCAATGTTTCTGGCATTTTCTTTGCGCTTAAAAAATCTCTAACTGCATCAGCGAGTGGTGTCCAACTAGAATAAATACCTGATATATGAAAACCAGCTACACCTTTAAATTCTTCTGTTGCTTTCCATTTTCCTAATCTGACTGCTCTGTATCTTTTTGGATCATCCCAAGCTGAACCACATTCTTCACAAACATAACAAGCAGTTTCTGGTTTATTTTTTTCCCATTGCACATTTGACCATTTTAGATTTTGTTCGTGATGACAATCAGGACAAGGCACATAATAATATCTCTTATCACTTTCCTCAAAAGCATTTTCAATTCTTGATGCACCTTTGTTTGTTGGTGTTGATACCATCACAATTTTTCTATTCCAAAAAGTAGCACTACGTTTTCTAGCTAGTTGAACTGGATCACCCTCTGAACCTGCACTAGCTGGGTATCTATCAACTTCGTCACATAACACAATTCTAATTGGTCTTGATGCTAATCCTGATGGTGAATTTGATCCAACTAAAGAAACATGACCACCCGGGAAAACTTTATGTGTCGTTGTATTATTTGCATCTCTTGCACGAGGGTCTTTTACTTTGCCTTTTAGATTAGGTGTATCTCTTAGCATCGGTGCTAGTCTATCTTTTGAAAATGATTGTGCCATTTCTAAAGTTGGTTGCACAACTAACATCGGTGCTGGGTCTTGACCAACATGAAACCCAATAACATTCAATAGCATTTCAGTTTTGCCAACTTGCGCACCAGCCATAACAACACAATCTCTAATTAGAGGATCAGATATGGCATCCATAATACCTTTTTGATAATTTGCCCTAGAAGTATACCATCGACCGGGTTCAGCACTAGCTTCTGAACTTAGCCGTCTTTCTTGGTCTGCCCACTCTGTTATTGTTAGTTTTGGTGGTGGCTTCAGAACTGACATTGCTGATCTTATCGTTTGCCTTAATGCCTGTTTTGCTTCCGTTTGGCTTATTGGGTTCATAAGTTGATAATTCATTTAATGCTTCGTGTATCTGTTTTTCTATTATGTGTTGTATTGCACCAATGTCTGTTTCATTGGCAACTAATGGAGCAGTTACAGTTGGCAAGGATAACATCTTTGCCCTCATAGCTGCTAAAACTTCTACCCACGAATTTAAAACATCGTTTGCAGAAAGTAATTCTTTTTTTGCTTGTAGTAATTCTAACTCTGCAAGGTCTGCATCAGCTTCCATTTTCCTTGCTCTAGCTGAATTATAATCAGGATCGGCTATCATTGGTCGACCCATTTTTTTTGTATTATTTACTTGCATTTCCATTTTGTTAACTTTTTTTTAAAATTCTGTCGCTAGAAAAACTTTGTGGTCGTGCGTTACC